GTATCCTAAACTCTCTGTAGCATTTTTTATTTGTATTTTTTATATATGTAACATATATAGCGGATAGCTTTGGATATATGTATTTCATAAAGTATGGTTTCTTATCAGCTATAATTCTTATATTTAATTCATATGATTCATTTTCCGATGGTGTCGTTTCTTGATTTGGTTTATTTGAGAATTTGTTATACCAGTATTTAGGCATCGGTTTTGCTATAATTCCTTTGGCTTTATCTCCTTATTACCCTCGGTTTCCCGATATTTATTAGGGGAGTAGACTATATCTTCATCCTGCGTATCGCAGGAGCACGGCGCTTCCCATCGCGGATTTTCACCGTAATGGTACAGACTTCATAGTCTCAATGAGACTGTATGTCTTAGTCGTTTCACCTTCCAAACCGTCACCGGTTTAGCTTGGCACAGAGTTTACATATATGTTGTTTATTATGCGTTAGCCCATCTTCTATATGTAGCGATATTGTACACAGTGTGACGTGGAATATTCAATTCCTGGCTAATTTCTTTATATGATTTGTTTTCTTGTTCGTGTAACCGTCGTATTTCATAAACCGTTTCGATTGTTAATTTAGAGCCGTTCGGTCGTGTTCGCTGTAATTCCGAAAAATTACGCTTAGATTCATCACTCCATTTATAACCCGACGCGCACTCCGCCATCTTTTTACCATGTTTCATTCTATCTTCGACAGTCCATGATTTATATCTATTTCTATGAGACTCTGACATTTTAGCTCTAGTTTCATCAGAAGTTTTTCTACCAGTCATACTCACTCTATTCTTTTCTCCGATCTTGCGCTTAGTTTCTTCACTTAAATGACTTCCTAAAAGAAACCCGCCATCTCCGCCGTCAAGTATATTGTATGACTTGTCTTGATCTCTATATTGTTTAATATATTTTCTTTCCAGATTATCTAGGCACGAAACATCACTAGCGGATTCTATGACCCGGAATTCAAAAGCGTCTTTACCATATTTCTTCCACGCGTGTTGTAAATGCGGATTGTCGTGATATCCTCTATTAAGTTGCGAACGATGGCAGTCCCATCTGTCACCGAAGTTCATACCGGTTTTACCGATATATGATTTACCATTTACAAGGTTGGTTATTCTATAAATACCAAACTCTTTATATATATTCATAACAAGCACTCCTTTCGGAGATATATTTTTTCGTTAATATTTTAATTTTAAACAACATACTTAGTATTTCTCTGTTAGCACCCATACGGGCACACCCTGTATTTACAGGTTCACCGTGTTTAGCATACACATTACTGTGTAAGGCGACTAATGTTTAATCGCATTTTGCTGATATAGCTGACCACACATGATACGGTAGCTTAATTCTTTATACTCTATAGATTCTGGTTCAAACTTCGACCTAACCTCAAACATCGATGTAATCCGGTTTGTTGTCTTGCCAATTTCATCCCCAAAACTATCTATATTCGATTGTATTAGGTTGTTCTCCGTAGGAATCACCTTAACTGCGTTTCGCTGCACACACATAATTGTAGGTAGTTGTTTATGATTTTCAACCAATACTTTATTGTCTGTTAGTAAAACCAAATCTCCATCTTTATCCATTCCATTCATAGCATGGGCTGTGCTATCCCAGGAGTTGAGTATTGTACAGGTAGTCATGTATCTATACCAGTACTGCATTTCTTCGGTGTTTGATACATTCATAACCCTAATATTATTATGGCAAGTCATCGGTGCCCTAAAACATGCAACTCTATCTGTATTCAAGTCTGACCAGTATTTATTGTATAACTCTCCGGCAGATAGTAGTCCTGTTACTTCAAGACCGAACACGCTTTGGCATAATGAGTACGGGTCTCCAGAAACAATCGAGTAGTTTCCGTGGATGTTTAATACACCGATTTTTGCATCATTGATAATCTTTCGTATCATTTGATATATTCTTTTCTTAACGAACGGATCGTCAAATATTCTTTTATCAGCCATCATCGCTTTGGTGAAATCTGAATCGCCATGCATAGCATTTTCTTCTGTTAGATTTTTACCTCTTAAAAATATAATAGATTTTCGGTAATCCCCAACCAAAATGTCATTAATATAGTCTACAGTAGGCTGTATCAACTCGTTTATCTGTTCGTCGTTTAAGTCATAGCTTTGAATAAACTGATAGTTTAATTGCCGTTCAGACTCAAGATACTTTGGACAAGTCTTAGAGATACCGAAAGTATATTTATTCTCTTTACAGCACGCCATATAGTGTTCAATGCTATCATATGAGCTCCACAGCTTCAACATTGAGGCTGTAAGTATTAATTCGACATTTGAAATATCTATCTTATTTCCCCATACGTCTGTCACAATTCTTGTTCCAGCTACATTGTCAGCGAAGTCTATAAAATCAAATGTGTAAGCCATACCTTTTTCCCAGGAGCATCGCGTGTTGGCACCACTCATAATATAATCAAGACCAAGCTCGTTTGACCATCGCTCAGCGAGGGAGGGGAGCATTAACCCATATCCGTCTGATTCTGTGAGTTTTATTTTAGCGTTTTTAATATACGTAAGTATCGGCTCATCAGAATCTTCATCTGTTAAATTGATAATATCTTCTTCAAATTCTGTCTCGCAGTCGTTCACGACTAAAATTCCATTTGGTATTGATACCGGAATCGACCCGCTGCATGTGAGAGCGCGGTATGCCTCTAATTTAGCAGGTATTAATTTTGTCTCCGGGTTTCTACCGTTGTCAATTCGTTTCTTTAACTCCGGAGCTAGCCTACTACTAACAAATACAATGGTAGAATTTTTGACTCCTCCGTTTGTTCCAAGCAACCTAGTGTATGATACGTCGTTTATCTTAAATCCCTTGCAAGCACGCTTGTAATCAGACTTGTTATCTATTATTAAACATAAATAGTCCTTTTTGAACTGGATTTCATCAAGTTTTTCGTATAAACTGCGTATTTCTCGCCTATTTGCTAGTGAATTTTCCTGTTTTTTGATGTGTTTTATACGGCTTCTTATTTCTCTTCCTTTAGTATCGCTATCTTCTACGCCATTTAACTCATCAATCCATCTTATCATCTGGCTATCATTTAATGATACCACCTCTTCATTCTTCCTCGCCTGTATTAAAGGAAGTGTCAGATTCCATTTTGCTTTTCGTAATCTCGAACTGTGTATTTTATATATGTATCGTTGTAATGTGAGTTGTTTAGAAATAACGCATTCTCCTTTCTGTAATATGCTATTGTGTTAATTAACGGATATGCATTCATCGTCATCATAATAACCCAGACTGATAAATCTATCATCTTGCCTTGATTTTATTGCAATCATTTTACTATACATAGCCATATATGCGTATTTCCTAAATTTCACGCCTTTTTTTGGATCGAACTTTATGGCAGCCCTGCATAAACAAACAGCGGCTTCTCCGTACCAATCTATCACATCGTTTTCTGTCAAACCGTTAACATTCATAAAGTAATATATCAAATCGTGATGATCTTCAACTAATTTTCGTTGGTCGTCTGTTAATCTTTCTGTCATTTGTGTGTATCTCCTTATGTATTATATAATAACAGGACGCTATGCAGCGGCCTTCCATAAATTCTCTACTTCGTTTATCCAGTTAATCAATAAATTTCTCATTCGTTTACTGGGAATATATATCCATATTTCTTTCCCGTCTCTAATAGCAGATCTCCAGATCCATTGAATTAAAACCGACAGAGCATATCTATCTTCTAAGACGATAACTTTATTTTTAGTTAAATATATTTTTTCGTTTGGATGGATAAAAATATTTACGCAATATGCTAACACATCTCTATCTTTATAATCGTTAGTTGCTTTGATGTTGAACGCTATATTGTTATAATAATACCCCTTGCCTCGTATAAATGATTCTCCAGTTTTATACGTAGCCCATAGTCTCCTTGATCCTGATTTATCTCCGTTATAATTTATAAAATAATTTTTTACATTTTTTCTTAATTCATCTATTTTTTTGCTCTTTCCAGAAGATGCCTTCTTAAACCACGTAGATGATAGCGAATGATTACTATCTCCAACGGCATTCATTTTTCTATTGTCAAATATATGTATTTTATTTGATAGCGTTTTCGTGTACTCTGGAATATAATCAATAGTATCACTAAAGCTATACACGCCATCATTATACGAAACGCCGATTATACTAAAATCCATTTTGTTTAAATCGAAATAATATTTCATTGATTGAGCTTCAAACATATATGTTAACACATACACATCGCTGAACGCATCAAATATCTCTTTTGATAAAACCCAGTAGTAGTAGTTACAGAATTTATCTCTCTGAACACTCTCGTCTGTCTCTATATTAATAATTCTATTTCCTTTTGAGAGATTGACTATATCACCGACTAGGTTGCCATCGTACTCTCCAGGAGGATTGATCTCGATGTAACCGTCTGCGTTCTCTGTAGCCCAACCTGCATCTTTTAATAACTGTATATCAGACTTCTTTAAATCAGAAGATCTTAAAACATCTACCGCTTCGTCAATAATGAGAGTGTATTTACCAGCCTTAATTATATCAAGCATCTCATCAGAATACCGTAAAAACATATTATGAGTGCTGGTAATATTCTCTCCGTTTTTTAATAACTCCATCGTGTGGTTATACTTCTTAAACTCGTACTCCGGCAGTTTATTGCTCGGCTCTTTAAATCTTAGCTCTGGACAAGCACGCTTTATCCTATCTGATTCCTCCAAATACGGTGTGATGTAAATATACCGTTTATTTGGGTTGCTATTCATGTAGGTGATGGCTGCACTTGATTTACCAGAACCCATAATGGCATCACATACTTTTAT